GGATGAAGGGCACGCTGGCGGACTATGTCATCGGCTCGGTGGCCGAGACCGCCATTATGGATGTCTATCCCTACGCTGCTGATGTGAAACCTGAATTTCCCGGTGATGATAAGAAGGAAGTTTGACCATCCCCATGTAGTCCTGTGCCGCACATGCTGCGGCCGGGGCTTTCTTGAGAACCTGGACGAGCTGGCGGACACCGTACATACCGTTGCCTGTCCCGCCTGCAAGGGGAGCGGACGCGTGGTCGTATCCTCCGTTACCCTTACCACCGTGGAGCCTTATGATCCCGAATCCCCAAATCTCGCGATGTATGGAAAAGGACGGAATGAATGAGTACCTGCTGCTCTCCGTGGAAACATTGGAGAGGATCAAATCCGCGATGGAGGATATACTGGATGAATCAAGACTCCGGTGCCGGGAGGGCTGGCATAAGCGTGACAGGGCGTTCCGTCCGCAGAGTTTCAGGAAAAGAACCACCTGGCACCGCATAAGGAGCCGGTGCTTTTAAAACAGATTTAAGAACCTTTTAAACGACAATCTTATGAACCTGAGAAAAGACAACAAGGAAAAGAAACCGATGCAGCTTATGCTGGACGAGATCTCCGGGATGACGGGCGTCTCGCAGGAGATGATCCTGTCCCGGATGATATCCAGGAACATATCCGATTCAAGGATGCTGTTCTGCTATATGGCGTATGAGGAAGGGTATCTGTTCCGTGAGATAGCCTCCTTCCTGAAGATATCCAGATGCAGGGCGACAACCGCGTATTATGATGTGAAACTGAGAAAGGAAAAGTTCCGCCCGATCATTGCAAGGCTGGCCGGATGCGGAACACCGGACTTTCCGCCAATGGAGAAGGAACATCAACCGGGAAAAAAACAAATGGACATCCTATGAGAACAACAGATAAAAACAAGCGGTATCCCATTCCGGAATTCCACTATGAGATAAGCATGAATGGTGAATTATGGAACACCAACACCGGAAGACTGATAAGACTCGGTTCTGACGGACGTTACTTGGTAAGAAAACAGAAGCGTCTGTATCGGTTCTCTGTGAGCAGGCTTCTGTATTCGGTTGAGCATGGGGTATCCCCTGATTCCATACAAGGGATAGTCATTATGACGGAAGATAAAAAAAACGGTTCTGACGACACGCTCGTATTATTGCAAGAATGTTATAATACCTTTCAGGCACGGTTCTTCCCAAAGAGATCTGGTCCAACGCTATCGCGAGGCTATCCGTATAGCCGAAGTCATGATAGGCTTTTATGAAGAAGGTAATATGGAGGAGATGGTGTCCGTTTTTACCATTTACGAATCAAAGGTCAAAGGCTATATGTATTCAGGAGGATTCACTAACAGCCAGGATGTTGTAAAGGAAGCGTGGCAAAGTATCATCACCCGTGTAATATCAAGCATAAGTGAAAAGAAACTGTTCACAATTGATCCTTACAATTATCTCCGCTGGTGTGTACGCAACTATTTCAATGAAAGGAAAAGGGAACGTATGGTATTGGTCGGAACACCGGAAAGGAGAAAAGGGCAAATGACCTATGATGAGATTATGGAAGCATTATAATTCAAAACTGAACAGAAATGAAGAAGATTAAAGATTTAACAATCAAGGTAACTTATAGAGTTGGACTTAGTGATGTTGAAGTCCCTGACAAAGTTTATGATGAATTAGCTAAAGCTTATGATGAAGGTGGGGATGTACCTGAATGGGATGATGAGCTTGAAAATGCAAATGAATGGTTATTAGATAATATCCAACAAGAGGATGCAATGGATTGGGAGTTTGAGATTGACGATTTTCAAGATGAATAATTCAAAATAAGGAAGAAATGAGTGAATTATATATACCGCCTGAGCGATTTGAGAGAGACTTAATTACCGGACGATTTTTAAAAGGTTGTATTTCTCGCAACAAGGGTCGTAAAATGGTTTATCATTCAAAACGTTCCAAGGCCAGAAGTATAAAAAATCTGTCTAAAGGACGTGGGGCTTGGCATAAGACTGGTGCAGGCATGAATAAAAAGAGCGTTGTTTTGATAAAGGATGAGAAATTATGTGGAGTATTCCCTTCGATACAAATGGCTGGTAAGATGATTGGCGTGGCTCCTTCTTTGATCAGTGCTATATGTCGGAAAGTGAGAGGCAAACATACGGCTAATGGATACAGATGTTTTTTCGAAGATAGCAATGATTGGTGTAATTTAATTAAACAAGATTATGAATAATGACAGGCAGAAGATATTAACTGATTATATTTCCTACTTATACACAACAGGCAGAACTTATGATACTGTCGGGAAATATATCAAATATGTAACGGATTTTCTTGAACATACTGAAGATGTCAATCGTCGTGGCTATCTGGTTTATAAGCGTGAAAATGCAGATGTCATGGTGCGTCATTCGCTAATGTGTTCAGCTATATGCGATCTATTATCCTATCTCAACATCGGATATGGAAAAAGGGGAAAGGCGGTGAAACCTTTGGAAAAACTTGATGTCATTTCGGATAAGAACAAGAAACAACTTAATGATTTCATTATATGGCTGACTGACAACAATGATTACTCTTCTCATACAGTTTATATATATTACACATCCATGAAGAAGTATTTCGAATACGCCAATGAGGTAAACATGGATAATTGCAGGAGGTTTATAAAAAGTCTTGAAGAAGAAAAATTATCTCCCGCTACCATCCGTTTGCGAATTACAGCGATCGAAAGATTTTCCAAATGGCTGAAGAAGCCTATAGAACTGAAGCGTCCCAAAATAAAGCGCAAGCTTGATGTGAACAATGTGCCGACCGAGGAGGAATATAACCGGCTGTTGGAATATCTCAAGGCAAAAAACAATAAGGATTACTATTTCTTTATTAAGGTTTTGGGAACAACGGGCGCCCGTCTGTCGGAATTTCAACGATTTACATGGGAGGATATAATTAGTGGTGAGGTTACATTGAAAGGTAAAGGTAACAAGTACAGACGTTTTTTCTTCCAAAAGCAATTACAGCAGGAAGCGAAGGTTTACGCTAAGGAACATGGTAAAACCGGGATTTTTGCGGTAGGGAGATTCGGCCCGATCACACAGCGTGGCTTTTCTCAGCATTTGAAAGCATGGGGAAAACATTGCGGCATCGATTCAAAGAAGATGCACGCACACGCCTTTCGCCATTTTTTCGCTAAAATGTTCCTGAAAAAAAACAAAGATGTTATTCAACTGGCCGATCTTCTCGGCCATGGAAGTGTAGACACAACAAGAATTTATTTACAGAAAAGTTATGACGAACAAAAAAAAGATTTTAATCGAAACGTTACATGGTAGTGTTGCGCAGCTCAATGAACTGTCATCCATGACCGAAGGGATAGACATCTATGACGATGCCGGGCATGTTGACACCGATTTCTTGATCGAAGCGATATCTTGCGTCAGTGCCTTCATGGGCGCAAGCAACATAGTTGTAGAAAAAATATCTTCACTGTTAGCGCCGGATGTTCCGATAGCTGAAAAGAAAAAGCAGGCTGACGAAGGCAAAAAATGGAGTGTGGAAGAGATATTGAAACATTGTACTCTTGAGGACGGTGTTCTGAAACTTCCTCAAGTTCAATTTAACAAAAAGTCTTATGCTGAAGCAAAGAAGTGGATAGAAGAAGCCGGAGGCTCATGGCAAGGTGGGAAGATACAGGGTTTCACATTTCCGTTTAATCCGGAACGTGTGTTTTCCATTTTGAAAGAAGGTAAGCGGTGTAACCTTCAACAGGAATACCAGTTTTTTGAAACTCCGGCCGATGTTGCCGACTGGCTGGTTATGCTTGCCGGAGGGATACATGAGGATGATACGGTACTGGAGCCGAGTGCCGGGCGTGGCGCGCTTATTAAAGCAATCCACCGAGCTTGTCCTACTGTAATGGTTGAATGTTATGAGCTGATGCCGGAAAACAGAGAATTTCTTCATACCCTTAGCAACGTAATATTGCTTGATGAAGACTTTACCAAAGACAGTGTAAGTAGTAGTTATACTAAGATAATTGCAAATCCCCCGTTTTCCGGTAATCAGGATATAGATCATATAAAGCTTATGTATGAGCGATTAGAACAAGGTGGAACCCTTGCCGCAATAACCAGCCAACACTGGAAATTCGCTTCGGAAAAGAAATGTATTGATTTCCGCAACTGGCTGAAAGAAGTACATGGAGAAGTGTTTGAAATCAGCGCAGGCGAGTTTAAAGAGAGTGGCACTTCTATTAGTACAATGGCGGTAGTTATAAAAAAATAATTCAAAATGATATAAAAATGAATGGAATTCACCTGTGTGAAAGATGTAAATATTGCACGCATTCACCCAATTTATTTCAGCCATATTATTGGTGTTCGTGGTATGGGAAAGAAGTAAAAACACCGATTAACAGATGTGATAAAATAACTCTCAAAACCGAATAGAAATGAAAAAGACTTTTAAACAATGGGCTAAACAGGATAAAGATTTGAATGTTTTTTTGTGCCCAGGTGATTATATTGACGAAAGGTTATACAACTACATAGCGGATATCATACCTCCTGCATATTGCTCAAGAGACCTTATGCAAGGATGCGATGCCATTAAAAATGAAGGCGATGTATTATATTACATCACAGTGTACAGAACCGATGATAATCAGTACTTATATCTCGGTGTTTTACCAGAATTTAAACAGTAATTTAAACCGGAACAAAAATGAGTAAATCAGAAGAATATATTGAAATCAAGAGTTTTGTGGTAGTCAATCCCAACTTCCCGGTTATCACAAAAGAAAGTGCTCTTAAAGCCGTTGCAATGGCAGAGGAAGAAATGAAACGGAAAGCCATCGAAGTTCTTTCCTCTGTTTTGGATAACTGGGTGCATGGTGGTGACGCAGACTGTATCATTGCGGAGTTTGAGGAAAGATTAAATATCGGATAAAAACAGAACGGGCGCCCTGCGGCATACAATAATATGCGGGGCGCCCGTTGTCAATGAGAAGTTATCGTGTTTCTTTCCGCAGTCTTTCCCTGACCTGCCGCTCCGTGAATCCGAATGCCGCGGCGAACTGTTTGAATTTCTCCTTCTGCCCGGAGGGGAGAAGGGAGTACAGGCTTGAGAACGGCGTGCCGCCTTCCAGCGCTTTCCTGATTTCTTTCTTTTTCATATAAGTTCCTTTATCTGTTTCTTACAACATTCACAATCACACAGCAGCAACCTGGCCTTGTCGAACATCTTCTGTCCTATATTGCCGGACAGGTAGCATATCTCCTCGCCCCACGGGTCGATCCCCAGTGCCTTTGCCATGTGCGCTTCCAGGTGCTTCCTCTCATGGTCATAGGAGTTCTGGAACTCGGCGGGTGACGATGTGATCCCTATTACCATGACCGTCTGCCTTGTGCTGTAGTTGGAATAGGTGAGTCCGGTGTCCGGTTTGCCGGAGGACAGGTTCCTGTACGCCGTTTCCAGATCATCCCCGCGGCAGCCTATGTCATAGAGTCTGCCAATGATCTCGTCGGTGTAGTAACAGTCCACGGCATAGTAGACCGCCACCTTCCAGCCGTATTCCTCTATGTCAAACCGCTGGCGGATCATAACATCTCGTCCCATTCCACCGGTTCCCCGGCCCTTGTCATTTTTGCATACCACATGCACATGACCATGCCTTCCGGAGCGTCATAGTCATCTATGATATCCTTGACGTAAAGCGCCAGATGGGGCTCGTCGGCGATGGAGGACTTGAAACAGTCCGCCTTTGCCTGGTTGGCCACGTATACATAGTCATATAATGTGTTGTTCTCCACCCTGACCCCGTTCTTGGCCAGAAGTTCGTCCACCTTGTCCTTGGTCATGGGTTCGATCTTCTCGCTTTTTCCGGTTGCCGGGTTCATCCTGCGCATGAGCGA